GGTATGAGCATCTACCAAATCATTTAAGAAACTGGCACTAAACCGCTCTCCAGAGATCTCCACATTAAACTCTTTATCTATCGGCTTGCTTATCATCGTGTTATCCTCCTTTTCTGCAATAAAAAATATCCCTCAATCATAAGGACTAAATATAAAAATCTTCTCTATTAAGCACTCTGATCTCATTTGCCCCATCTGCCATATTCATAGCAAAATCCAGAGCATCAAATAAATCATCGTGATCCACCTCTGGAAAGAGTAACAAGCACTCCTCCAAATCATCCATACCCTCTCTAAAGAATACCTTACCATTTTCAAAATTAGCGGATCTCCGCATAGCTCTAGTAACCTTATCCTTAGAGGTATTGATATTGATAATAGGCAACAATGAGAGCCGCCTAAGCTCCTGTGAAAGTGCTTTCTGGTATGCGTTAGCCTCTACCCCCACTCTCTCTACCATAGGGTACTTATCCCTGCCATAGCTGATAATGGTATTAAGCTGTGTATTAAAGGTTAGCCGCTCTTTCACATATTCCAGCACATACACATTTTTCTCATCATCTACGCCTACTACCATGCACACAAAGTAATCATTGTTATCCGTTTCTTTTTCAGAGATCGCCAAGTCACAACCAAAATACACTCTAACCTTGATCCACTGATCGATCCCCTCCGCTGTCTTAATCCGTACTTTTGCGGTCTGAAAATCATAATCCAGCTTATACTCCTCATAATAGCGGAAATACTTAGCCTTAAAGATTTTACCCTTTGCCAGCTCTGTATCATTCTGATACTGCATATTAAAAATAATCTTTCCACTATCCGCCCTAATCTGCTTAAGGCGTTCTAAGGTAAATTTCTCCTCCCAGAGAGATCGCTCCTCTCCATTGAGTACATTGATAGCCCTCTGGATATTCACTACATAGCTACCGCTCTTTATCAAATCCTCATATAGATCCAAAGGATTATAGCGTGTACCCAGTATATGTATTTCTCCATCTGGCTCCAGTGTAGGAAAAAGAGAGCTGTAAAACCACTCTTTCAGATTAGCCCTCTGGCGTTCTGTTCTAGCGTTCTCCAGCCCTACTAAGTCATCTCCGATAATTATATCAAAGTGCTTAGAAATAACCGCTCCAGAGGCTCCCAGAGCTGTAAGGGTAGCCTCTTTCTTAATCACAGTACGCTTATTAACAGTAAACTCTCTATCATTCCACACATTATCCTTACTTTTACGCCAATCCCCAAAGATACGGATTAGATCAACATTCTGTTCAAAATGGCTCCGTACCTCCTTAAGAAAAGCCTCCGCCTGTGTCTGTGTTTTACTGCCTATCATAATACGGATATTAGGATCTCTAAGGATCTTTGTAATGCAATAATCCACATCTCCTACCGTACTCTTACCAAAACCTCTAGGAGCTAGATCCAGAGTGCTCTTATTGCCAGCGATATTAGAGATAATGCTTTTATGGAGCTCCATAACACTCCGCTTAGTGATATACCTGCATACTAAATAATAGGCTACCTCAAAAGAGGCGTTTTCTATGAGATGCTTTATCATCGCATCTCTATTATCTGCCTCTGCCAGCATATCCTCTACTATCTGTACTTTTGAATAATCTAACACATCCTGTCTAACCTCCTCTCTTACGCAATATAAAAGGGAGCCTCTTACAGCTCCCTACATTGATATAATCCTTATTATTAAGGCTATTGCCACAAAGAATAGCACCAAAAGATCCCATGCTATCACAGGCTTATATTTATTGCTCTCTGGAAGTGTATTAAAATACTCTCCTGTTTTCCACAGACAAATAACCACCACTACCAGAAATACTAAGCCTATAATCCTTAATACTATCTGCATCCACTTTTCCTCCTTACAGCTTACTCACAATCCGCCTCTTTGTATGCACTCTGGATTTTAGGAAACTGGATCGCCATCCAATCCACCATCTCCTCATTTTGAGCCCAGCACTTACTCCCGTAAGCATTTTGCCACAATCCGCTCTCATACAGAAAAGCGTGTATAATCTCATGGCGGATAACCTTTTTCTGATATGCCACCAAATCCTTTACACTTATGACATCCTGCTTATAGTTATAAATCAGTATCTCCTTAGCCTGTGGATCCATCCAGCCATCCGCATCTCTGTCAAAACGATAATCTCCCTCCTCAATAATAAGGATTTTATACTCTGTACCCAGAATATGTACCGTTCTACCGCTCTCTCTCTCTTAGGCTGATTACTGCCAGTACAATAGAGGCTTGCTATATCCACTAATACCTCTACGCCGCTCTCACAGAGCTTTACAGTAGCCCGATCCATATCATCTATAGCCAGCACCTCTCCTAAGAGGCGTTTATCTCCCTTTGCCACTACAATATTACCTATTTCCACCATCTTCACGCTCCTTATTCAAATCCAGCTCCTCTACATGGTACTCATCATTATTTTTACTGGCTACCATGAGGCAAATAACCATACACCCTATAAAAGTTCCTGCAAACAAGCATACAACGCCCACCACTATATATCCGCCCATATAAACCTCCTTACTGATAAAGGAGAGCTTTTACACTCTCCTCTACCAATCACAGCACTCTATTTACTACCGCTTAGCTTTCCAGCGGCTCCAGATCGTCAAATACTACAGGAATAAGGCTCTTAATCTCCTTAAGGAGCGGTACCGTTACCTCCAGCATTTGAGGATGTGGCTTTCCTGTAGTTCCACAGGCTCTAAGGCTAAAGAAATGCCTCCATTCTCTAAGGTTAGCTGTCATTACAACCTCTGTTTTGAGGCTATTAGGCAATACAGCTCTTGCCTCCTGCGGAGAAAATCCATAAGCCAGCATATCTAAATACTGTTTCTCCGCTACCACACACGCCTTTCTCCAGATATTGTAATCCTCTCCACAATCAGAAAGATACAGCGGCTTGATAACAGTAATCTCTCCCTCATGTCCGTAATTGCAATATCTTGTACTCTCCTGTGCAAAAGAGGCTACCCTGTGCCTTACAAGCTCATGCGATACTCCACGATCCACAATAAACTTTACACTGAAAGAAAAATGCTCCAGCATCGCCTCATGCCCTCTCTTGATAAGGGCTTTTACCATCTTCTCCGCTGATCCGTCTGTGATTTTATCCTCACTCTTATAACATACCCTAGCCACTCTCTCAATTTTCTTAAGGATTTCCTCCCCATTGAGAGTATCTAAGATCTCATATCCTGCACTTACTACCTGCATCTTACTCCCCTCCATAGATTTTCTTAATAACCATCTGGATAATCTCCTCTGGAGGCGTTCCCTTAGGTACTTCCAACTCCAGCACTCCACAACTTACGCCCTCTCCGTTTTCCATCTCTGCGAAAATCGGATGCACCGCACATTTACAGTTAGGATGTTTGGGCGACTCCTGCTTTTTCTGCTCCTTACCCTCCGCCGCCAATGCATCAATCTCAAACTGTATGTACTGCTGGGCTTTCTTAAGATCCTCTACCATATCGCCCTTACGCCCTGCTCTGGCAAGATACTTTACAGCGTTCCCCAGATTGAAATTAAGCCTCCAATCCCTGATAACATCCTTAGGCTCAAATTTCCTACCCTCTGTATAGTGTTTAGGGCTTTTAATCATTCTCTCATCCATTTGTGGATCCTCCTTTATCTTTGATAACTAACATAATCACTTTCCTCTGAAATCTTTAGATACCGTCAATGCCTTTTGTCTATTTTCCCGACTTTTTTCTACACTCCGCCTCAAAAGTGTAAGTTTTTCTAAAGAATTATGAGGAATAAATCCGCTATTTTCCCTCTAAGAGCTTAGCTATGGTATCCAGTCTATCCTTATCAGCCTTAGATAGCTCTGTAGTGGAAGTATTAGAGGTATTATCTGTAGCCTCTCCCATCAATAAGAGATCCAGCTTAACCACCCGCTCTAAATCCTGCACATTACGGATCCCCAACTCTCCCTTAGCTATTTTCTGGCTTGCCTTAGCTATAAGGTTATTCATAAGGATCCTATAGCGTGTTTTAACATCGGTAGTCTGGCTATTTAAGGCATTTCCGCCCATATTCTTAGCATCCTCTATCTCTCTTTGCTTTACTCTATCTACCCAGCTAAAGGCTCTGCTCCAGCCTGCTACCGTTCTCTCTGTTCTCTCTATCTTTTCTGCTACAGCCCTAAGAGATCTCTTATCTCCCATATGATAATACAGCTCAAAAGCCTCTTTCTGGAGGCTATTCTCTTTACTCAACTGTGCCACTCCAGCCGCCCTCCTTTCTCCCTCCCTTTGTATTGGAGGGGAATTTCTACAGGTTTTCTTACATTCCTGTTATTGCCTCTTAAAATTGAGGGATTTTACTACTATTCCTTTTCCTATTACTTTTTCTATATATCCTTGTTATATTTTCAGTAGGGAGTTTCTTTATATTTCTCTTTAGTATTTTTATAAGAGTTATAGGCTTTTTCTCCGCCTTTTACCCCTTTTTCGCCGCCGATCCATTTCTCCGCTTTTTCTATGAGATTTCATGGCAACACTGAAATAAAAAAAGCCACCTTTTACAGTAGCTCTTTCTCCTTTATGTAAGCGGCTAATACAGAGATAATAGTAGCTTTCTCTATATCGGCTCTCTTTGCCTCTCTTACTTCTCTGTAAGTTTCTTCTCTCACGCTCTCTATCTCCGCCCTATACCGCTCCACTTCATTCCAATACTTTTTTATCAGCCGCTCTCTTACAGATTGATCCAGATTAAGGCTTTCCAACTCCTCTAACAAGGATTTTTCTTTTACACCGCCATCACTCATTTTTTTACAGCCTCCTTTTGCAGAAACCACTTTCCCACATACTATACACTTCCCTTGTGCCTTTAGTAGCTCCTGCACGCAACTACCTAAAAGAAGTTTACTTTCTGTGGAAATGTTGCTATCCATCAACTCTTTTACTGCAATTTCTACTCCAGATCTATTTTCTTCATAAAACTCACATCCACCATATTTATCTCCAGCCGCCTCCGATGGTATATCATAATGAATATGATTATTAAAGTCCTTAAAATGATGCCCACAATCGCCTTTATACTTTGCACAGTTTTTGCACTCCATCCTACAGCCCTCTCTTTAACAGCCAGCTTATAAAACCCTCCTCTGGAGTAAGCTCTACATACTCATTGTAGCGATTACTAAGCAATACCAGCTCATCCTCTGTAATCCGCACACTATTACTCCCAAACCTAAGCATAGGGAGAGTAGTTTTCTCCTCCTTTGTCTTTTTCTTAGGCTCCCCTTTCTCCTCAAACAGATCCTTAAGATCCATTTCTGTAAAGCCCATTACCTCCAGCGGATAATCTAACTCCTGCAACTCAAACAACTCCGCTTTCAATGCCTCCTCATCCCATGTAGAAAGCTCTGCCAGCTTGTTATCTGCAATCCTATAGGCTTTTACTTGCTCTGGAGTGAGATCATCTTTAATGATATACGGTACCTTTTCCAGCCCTGCCAGTATTGCCGCCTCTCTGCGTGTATGCCCTGCTATGATAACCAGATCCTTATCTACCAGAATAGGATTAGTAAAACCGTATTCCTTAATACTCTCCAGCACTTTCTTTACTGCATAGTCGTTAATTCTGGGATTATTCTCATAAGGAATTAAATCCAGCGGATCCCCGTACAGCACTTTCATATCTTCCCTTACTTCCATCTGTTTCTCCTCCATTTCATTATAAATGTATAAAAGCTGTATTTTCTTTTCATTAGATAGGTTACAAACCTGTATAAATTATGTACCAACCCTACAAGCTAAACTCTCCCTTTTCGTTATAAGCTCCTGCTACCTCCTTAAACTGTACCCTCTGCTTAGAGGAAAGAGAGCTAATAGGGATCTCTGTTTCTCTCCTCCGCCGCTCCTGCTCTGGAGTTTCATAAGGATGAGATACCTTTTTCCTTTTATTCTTCTTAGGATCTGCATAATAGGGATCATGCTCTCTAAGCCATTTATCCGCCGCATCCTCCTCACGCCTTAATCTGCTCACACTACTCTACCTCCTCAAAAGCCTTTAGCTCTTTTTGGATCTTCTTTATACCACTGTTAATATTTTTACAGATAACACTTTGATCCACTCCCATTACATAAGCAATCTCCTCCTGCGAATACCCAAGCACCAGAGTATAAGCAATCGCCATATATTGATATTGGCTCAACTTTCCATCCAGATAACCCAGATTAAACGCTTTCCGATCTTTCCGCCTGTACTTCTCTATATCAATCCCTGTTACAATTTTCAGATCACACAAAATACAGGTAGCCACTGTATCTCCTTTGAGGCTAAGGCTTTCCAATCCTCCCCAGCTCCTCAAAAATTTCTTGATATTCTTAGGAT